CATCAAATCGTAATAGTGCTTGTAAATGGCCTTGTAAGTCGCCTTATCCTTGTAAAGGCTCAGCACACTAACAATTGAGGCGAGGATTCCCTTCTTAGTACTGTCTGCATAAGTTTCCAGCTTGGCGGCCACAGCGTCCTTCTTTTTGAGAAAGGCGAGGGTGGTGAAAGGCCGCTTGTCATTCAGCATCAATAGGGTCCGGAGGTACAGATTCGCCGTGGATTCAGAAACGCCTCGGTCGCTGACGAGAGCCTTGGAGAGGGTGGCAAGGAAATCGGCCATTATATTACTTCCTTAGAAAATATCTCACCGGAAACAAGTTTTTTTCTTTACTGTAATTATATGAACTCCGGACGCCGCAAGGAAATCGCCAAACTTCGCTACGAGTTGAACTTGCGGATTATTGATTTTGAGGAATTGGTGGCCGAGAATGAACGTTTTGCAATTGAGGTACGGAAGAATGGATTTGAAAGCGATGATACGAAATACCTTTTGGCAAGTAACAATCGGAAGATAAGGCGGGCCAAGTTGGATGTAGAGGAGGCCGAAAAGCAGTTGGAGTATATAGAAAATAAGTATATGGCCGATAGACAAAAGAGATAGCCAATTATTCCCAATTGGTTTATGGGAATATTGGTAGAAAATGTAGGGGGAGTGTAGGGTGTGTAGGGTAAATCGCAACTTTGCCCTTAGGGGAGAGTAAAATTCTGGCCAGCCGACAAACTCTGCGATTTACCCTACACACCCTACACACCCCCTACACTATTCAAAAATATAGAAAGAATAAACAAGAGAAAAGAATAAAAATACAACACTAATAGATATGGACGCCCTAGCAACCAAGGCATTTCCCGATAATTACTCCCAAGAAGTGCTAAGAGTCTTTGAGGCTCTGAGTATGACGGACCTCAAGAAATTCTTCCTTGTTGGCTCGGCCTCCCTTCGGTCCCAGCAATATTCGGCCGACTTTGATTGTATGGAGAAAGTACGGATATCTAATGCGGCTGAAATGGTACATAATCTCCGGGACGTTGTCAAGAGTCTAAGAGCTATCCCCGACTGCTTCATCGGCGATATCAAATGCGGGGAGGAAAAGGCTTGGGATGTATTCAACCAGAATGCGGGAGTTGTAGACGGCAAGGTGCAGAACTTCAATCCTACGGAATCCAAAGGCCGTGTTGATAATCTGCGGAACCGTAATATCATTACTCCCACGGAAGCCAAAGAGGCCGAGGCACTACTAGACAACGCCACAACCCGCCTCGGGTTCATTATTGCTAAGAAGACTATCAAATTCCACATTCTCCGCTGGAAGCCGGACCAGATTATGGCGGGTTATCAAGAGTACCGAGGCTACCGTTTCACTTTGGAAGATGCTGTAACCTCTAGGGGCCTTATAAAAGTGGATGCTGTTGCGAATATTGCAGACCGCTACACGGAATTCTCGGCCATCTATGACACCTATCTCAACGGTGAGTTAGTATCAGAAAGGCCTTCCAATATAGTCCAGAGCCTATCAGATGATATCTTGTTCTATAACAAAACGAACCCGTTCAAGGCCCTCAAGCGATTCTTCGCCCTTGTTAAGTTACGCAAGGATGCCGATACTGCTGCCCTCCTTGTCCCTATTATGAATTCTGACCTAGGACGCCTCTATCAAATCATCGGCGATTTGCAGACGCTGCGGGGGCTAATGGACCGCCCCAGTTCGGCCTATAATCTCAAGGTAATCCTCGGCCAAATAGACGATATGAAGGCACGAATGGGAAATCTGTACCAGTTACGGGACTTTCTCAGCAAGGAGCACGGCATTATCGGCAGCCTTAACGCACTTCTTAGCAGTCCGCCAACTTCTATCAAAAGGAAGCTAGACAAACTGATTGCGGAGCTGGAGGGAATTAACAACGAGGGGACGGTAAAAATCATCAAGAGCACCCTTAAAAATGTCTTCCCCGGCGGTAAATAAATCAAAAACCGGCCCGTAAAAAAGCCCCAAAAATGTTGAAAACATTTTAATTTACTCGGATTTTCACGTGGGTTCCGTAAGTGTTTGGCGATTTATTAAAAATCTCGGGTTATACTATAAAATGCCCCACCTCAATTTTGAGCCCGGCAAGGGAGCAAAACCGATTGCGATTGTCAAAGGCGGCGAAGAGGACGGTAATCTTCTCTATCTTCACGAAGATTCCCCAGACGGCTCCAAACCTAAGAAATCCTCCAAGAGAGGCCACGCTATAAATGCTAATACTTACGCAACAGAACTCCGGACAGTAAAGCCCCAAGAACGGGTACGCCTTATGGCCCGGCTAGAGGAGGCAAGGGACAAGGGCCTAGACCCCGACCAGCTTATCGGCGAGACTGCACTCGGCAAACAATTATACGAGCGGATTCTTTCTGATGAAACGGCTTCCAAAGAAGTCACATTAGAAAGCGGTGCCTTTGAATTGCTCCCATCGGCTGACCCGAAGCGGCGAGATGTGTTTTATATTGCGGGTGCTTCCGGCTCCGGCAAGTCTTATATTGCCAAAGGCCTTGGGGAGTACTACCAGAAGCTATTTCCCGACCGGTCCGTCTATCTCATTTCCAAGCTTGCAGAGGATGCTGGGACTCTGGACAAAATGAAGCCGCCCGCCAAGCGTATCAATATCCAGTCGCTGATTGACGACTTCCCGAACCTTGATGAGTTCAAGAATTGTATGGTTATTTTTGATGACTACGACACATTCACCGGCCCCGCCGAGAAAATTGTACATAAGTTAATAGATGACCTCGCTACTATGGGCCGTCATACTAATACAACTATGTTATGTCTGTCACATTATCTTACTAATTACAAGAAAACAAGACTACTTCTTAACGAAGCCACTCATATCGTCGTTTATCCTATGGCTACTTCGTTTCACGCCCTCAACTACCTCCTCAAAACCCACGTCGGAATGACGAAGGACGACATACGGGACCTAAAGAAGATGGGGCGGTGGATTTGCATATTCAAGAATTTCCCTCAATACATCGTATCGGGTCAACACGCCCGAATGCTGATAAGAGATTAGCCGGGGAGAGTGACTTCATCCACCTCTTCCTCGGCCTCCTCGGCTTCCTCGGCCTCTGCAGCCGGTTCCTTGGCGACCGACTTCACAATTGGCTCTGGAATTCCAAACTCCCGTCTGTAGGCAACCCGGATATCTTCAAAGACCTTTTCAGCACCGGCCCCGTACGTTCTAGTGATTTCTGCTATGCAATCATTAGAAAGGAAGGACTTCGGGAGGCATTCGCCTTGTACTTTGTTTTCTATATAATTGTTGAGCCAAAAGGTCGCCACAAATCCCGCCGCCTTGTCCTTCAGAATACGCTTGGCGACACCTTGTGATATCTTGGGTTTCTGTTTTATGGGTGCTGTCTCTTTCTTGATTTTGTGGTCCTTAGAGAGTGGGCTTCCGTGGTTCATCATTCCGTTCTATTTTGTAAATATATATTATAATGCCAAGACCGAGACAGACAATCCCGCTGGCTTCGGCTTCGGCGGTTCCCCAGCCTCTTTCCCAGCAAGTAGGCTCGTCGTCTAGTGCAGCCAGTCAAGGAACCTTCGCCCCTCTCAATACCCCGTTTAAGCGTCTTGGGGCACTTCCCGAGACGATGAACTGGGCTGGGAACTGGAGCGTAAGTGTAACCTATTTTAAGAATGATGTTGCGTTTGATACGGTGGCTCAAAGTTCTTATGTTCTACTCTTAACTAGCAAAACGGGAGGCTCTAGACCCGGGGCCGACCCCACGAATTGGCAACGGCTGAGCCCTTCCGCTGGTAGTGGTGATATCACGGGAGTACTGACTCCCGGTGGGTCCGGGCTGTCCGGTGGTGCTACTTCTGGCGATGTGACACTGCAGAACACGGGAGTACTAGAACTAACTCAAGGTTCGGGAATTTCTATTACTGGGACAAAGGCCAACTATACAATAGCTAATACTGGGGCGACTACCACCAGAAATTATTTGATGACTGCTTTAGTAACAGTTCCAGATTCGGGGTCGGCCACAATTATATCTATTACCTTTACTACAACAGCCGTAAATGCTGATATAGCATTATATCCTAATTTCCATATAATAAATTCTACCGGCACAATTTCCCCAACTGTTACTGTTGGTTTAGCTATTACCTCTGGAACTGCTACTCTACGACCGGGAATCGCTGCTTATTCTAGTATTGTGTCTGTTCCAATATCTTCGGGGGATACTGATATTTCATTAAATTCTCCTTTCTTTGTTTCTTGCACCACAGCTGGTTCTTATACTGTAGAGTTTTATGTTAGTGCCGATACAGCAACAAGTAGTAATATGTTTATTCCGAATACCGGAGCCTCTCAAGGCTACGTAATTGCCGTTGGACCCATCGCCTAATAAAATTATTCCCCTCCTATAGATGTCAATCCCTTCTGGGGTATTAAGATATGCCGGTATTTGGAATGCTTCAACTACCTACATACCGGGAATGTTCGTTCAATCCTCCCTTGTCAATAATTCGTATGCAGTACTTCAAACTGTTACGGGTGGCTCCGACCCCTCCGTGGCCTTGGCCCCGAATTGGGTAGAATTTCCTCTCCCGCCTTCTGGCGATATTACAAGTGTCACCGCTGGTACTGGACTGAGCGGTGGTGGCTCAGCGGGTAATGTAACTCTAGCGAATGCTGGTGTCCTACAACTAACCCAAGGGGCGGGGATTTCTATTACTGGAACCGTTGCCAATTATACTATCATAAAAAATCCACCTTTCCAAGCCACCTATTATAAGTCTGTCGCTCAAAATCTAAATAATGGTGACACAGACCTAATATTTGATGTATCGGCCCCGTGGAATAATGCTGGGACGTATATTACATATACTCCCGGGAGCACAGCCTTTACGGTAGTCCAGACCGGAATATATCAGTTGGAGTTTAATGCTTTTGTATCTGCGAATGCTGCGACTTGGGGTGCGGCAAGTAATAAGATTATCTCTATTGATATTACAAGAAGCCCAACTGCAGAACAAGCCTTCGTGACTCAGTCTGGAAATACAGCATCGGCGACTAACTACTCCCAGTCCCTATGTGCTACACAATATCTCGTAGCGGGCGATGTAATAAATCTAAGAGTCACGTGTTTTTTTACTGGAGGACCACCCTCCGCTCTCGGAGTTGTGAGTGGTATAGACCTCAACACTTGGTTCTCTTGGAGATATATTTCATAAACCCCTATAGATGTCAATCCCCTCTGGAGTGTTAAGATATGCCGGTGTTTGGAATGCTGTAGATACCTACACACCCGGACTATTCGTTCAATCATCCATCGTCAATAATTCGTATGCAGTACTTCAAACTGTTACGGGTGGCTCCGACCCCTCCGTCGCCTTGGCTCCGGATTGGGTGGAATTCCCTCTGCCGGCTCCCGGCGATATAACGGATGTCATAGCGGGAACTGGATTAAGTGGAGGCGGCTCCTCCGGGGCTGTGACACTGGATAATGCGGGTGTGCTAAGTATTAATGCGTTGACGGGTCTTCCCGTCATTTCTACCCAAGCGGAATCCACGATTGAAATCCAGACTACTAGCCCAACTATTCAAGTAGGACTAAATCCCGATAGTTTCGGGACATATACGGAGCCTACTGGTGGAAGCACAACTGCGACTATTACTGCTTCTCTCTGCCTTCCCGCAAGTATCATTCAAATCACCTTTATCCACGTTGGAGGCGGTGGAGGCTCTCAATACATCAAGAATATTGTGGCGGGAACTGGCTCGTTCGTCGTTACTTGTAATTCAGCAATAGACGTTGGTGATAAAATTAATTGGCTTGTGTTGAATCCATAAGTATAATATATATATTGAATAGATGAGCCTATCGGCTGGAGCAGAAAAACAAGCACAAGCATACCCACTAAGCGATGATGATATCCGTGGCTTATTGGGAGGGAATATAGAAATCACTCCTTACTCTAAAATAAAGGAGGTGCAAAGTATTAACGAACTTTTTGACAATCGGGGCCGAGCTATCATTTTCTATCCACAGCAAAACGAAACGAGTGGGCACTGGACTTGTATGATTAAAGACGGCCGGCAAATAGAATTTTTTGACCCGTACGGTGAGCCACCCGACGCCCAGAAGGACGGGATTTCCAAGAATCAGCTTGAGAAAATGCGAATGGAACATCCCGATTTGACCCGGCTCCTAGAAGAAAGTGGCTGCCACGTCATATTTAATAAGGTCCAGCTCCAGAAAATGGCGAATGACGTGCAGACTTGCGGCCGGCATTGTGTCTGTCGCCTCCTCTATTACAAAATGCCGCTCAGTAGATACCGACAGATGATACATAAATCCGGTATGACCCCCGACGAGTTCGTTGTGGCTAAGACTTATAACAATTTGGGGAAGTAAAAATATTTACAGAGTGTAGAATGTCCTACTCGTTTCGCAGTATAGTTGATGGCGGTGCCGATAGCGAGATGATATATTTCAACGCTACGATGACCTCCACCAAGACGGCTGACCTTACCATATCGCAGCCGCCTCAGCCGGTGAAGTTCAACGAGACTCGTGATGCACCTATTGTAAGAGATGCGTCACTCTACAATTTCTCCATTATTAAATTCACGATGAACGGTCCCGGCCGTGAATTGCCTCTATTCATTCCGCTTATCCAGACTAACGGAACGGTGACTGTGAATGGCGAACAGATTGACCCGAACCGGACTATTTACAATCTAGCAACGGCCTACCAGCGGACTTGGAACTATACGAACAACGCTGGAGCCGCCGCAACAACAACAATCACTCTGGCTCCCCAAAGCACTCCTATCCAGTATATCCCCGAAATTCAAAATCCCCTTCTTGCTCCGGTCCCCCAAGTTCCAGTAACGGGAATAGCGAAGCAAGACCTTTCTACCCGGTACTATTGGGTGTATACATATAGCCACTTCGCCACCCTTGTAAATAATGCTCTATATCAATCCTACGTGGAACTCTGGGCGGCATTTCAAGCGGCGTGGGCGGCCCTTCCGACGGCCCAGCCTTCCCCTTATACGGCTGGAGGTCCCAATCCTATTCGTGATGGAGTAAATCTATTTATTCTAGACCACGATGTGCCTTTTATCGTGCATAACGAATTCACCAAACTTTTTGAAATCTACGGCGATACCCGAGGCTTTAATATCACCGGCTCCCTTGTGAGTGGCCCTTCCATTTCCCGCTATAACACCCCGCTAGGAACACAGCAAAGCATCCCGGCTTTTGTGGCTCCGGTTTATTCTTCTGGCGACCCTCCTTCTGGTGCTACCCAGCCCTACCTCCGGCTGTTCTTCAATACGGATTTAATGAACCTCTTAGCAAATTTCCCGAACGCTTTTTATGGTGCTGTAGGTGGCTCTACAATCCCTTTCCCTCTTGGTTCAGCCACTATTGGAAATTCTAGCACCTTTACCGGTGTGGGTCCGTGGCTGTATTCCTACGAAATCCTATTTGCGAACCAGCTCTATACGAATATCCTCAATAACAACCCGCTACTGCAAGGCAACGCAGCGGTCCCTCCTCCGGCATACAATCCCTATTACCTCATCCCGACGGACCGCCAGAACCTCTATTGGAAAATCGTCCAAGACTACCGCTCTACGGATGCGATGTGGTCACCGGTGTCGGCGATTGTATTCACCTCGGCGATGCTCCCGATTAAGAAGGAGTACAACTCAGCGAATGTGGATTTGAATGCGGGCAATTTGGGCACCGGCTCTGTTGGTTCCCAGAGTGCCTTCCAGCCTATCATTACGGATTTCAGCATAGACCAGCAGACCGAGGGGGCTGAGGGCTATCGCAACTTCACCAAGTACGAACCTACGGCAGAATACAAAATGATTTCTATGACTGCCTCCCACGAGGAAATTCGCAATATAGACATCCAAGTCTTTTGGAAATACCGGCTGACTGGGGAACTAATTCCTCTTACGGCTGCGAATTGCTCCGATATTAATATTAAAATGTTATTCCGGAAATCGGACTACCGCTCTTAATCTCTGCCCTCTAAAATTGTGTTACCGCTCCCATTTTTTTCCTTATTACTAAGTATAAAAATGAGTGCGGACATAGAGAAGCTGGCCGTATTTGATGACCGCATCGTGCAGACTCGCCCGAAGTACGCCGTGGAGAAGGGTGCTCTGTCCCTCACAAACGCCCCGTTTGCGGCGATTTCGCAGTCCCAGTCCCAGCACACCTACAACGTATATGTTCCTTCTGAGAACGTGTATGTGGCCCGTGATATGGACTGGTCCTCTACCGTCTTCCTCCAAGTGTCCGTTCGTCTGAACGACACACAAGGGGGCGAGTACCCGGTAGGGGAGCCTCTTCTGCAGATGGGCGTGGATGGCTCTCTGGCGGCCTTCCCTCTGAACTCCCTCTGTGCGACGATGACGGCGACCATCAACGACACCACGGTAACCATCAACTCCCAAGATGTGCTGACTGAGGTTCTCCGGCTGACGGACTACAAGCAGAACCGCCTCCAGCGTACTTGCCCGACGATGTTGGACAAGTACCAGCAGAACGCCGATGCTCTGAATGCGACCAACGACCCCATCTCCGGCTATACCAATATGTCCCACGACTACCACGAGCAGCCTAACGGCACTTGGGCGAACTTTGCCTTCACGGATGCGGCGGGTGCGGTTTTGTCCGGCTCCGGCACATACACGGATGCGAATGGCCTTGATATTGACTATGTGGATGGCGTCCCGGTATCCACGGACAACGCCGGCGTCGTGAATGGCCTCTATCTCGTGTATCTGCGTTTCCGCACCACGGAGAAGCTGGTGCTGTCCCCCTTTGTGTTCGCTGAGAGCCACGGCTCCGACACGGGCCTCTTCGGCATCAACAACATCCAGCTCGTGTGCAACTTGCGTGAGCCCGGCCGTGCTCTGCGTCTGCGTAACAGCACGGTAGGCTCGGCCCAGAAGCTCTACTATGCGGGTGGTGCGGCCCAGACGACTTGGCTGCCCCCGGTTCAGTACAACGCCTCCCGGCCCAACGGCCCCTTTGAGAACTCTTTCCTCAACGTGCAGTTCCTCACGCCCTCTCTGGATATCCCTCTGCCCCCTAAGAGCGTGGTGCCGTATATGGAGTTTCCTCGTTACATCACGCAGCCTCTCACTTCGGCGATGCTGGCGGGTACCTCCGAGCAGCTTACTTCCCAGACTATCACGCTGCCCCAGATTCCCGACCTCCTAATCATCTACTGCAAGGCCCTTGCGGATGCAAACACGGTGGCGGCCAATCGTGCGAACGACCCCACTCTGCCCCAGTACGGCACCTCTTATCTGCCTATTGACTGCGGCGTAGATGGCGGCCGCCCTCAGAACCCTCTGTCAATTAACTTTGACAACTTCTCCGGCTTGCTGTCTTCGCAGACCCCGGAGCAGCTGTACCATATGTCCGTGAAGAACGGCCTAGATGTGGATTGGCCCACTTGGTCCGGCCTTGTCCGTGTGCCTACGGGTGCCGTTGGGAAGCGTGTGTCTACGGTGGGCGGCTTCCTCGTGCTGAAGCCCGGCGTGGATTTGACACTCCAGTCTGGCCAAGCGGCGTCGCTGGTGGGTAACTTCACGCTGCAGTTCAACGTGCGTGTTCGCAATACCTTCGCTTTCCCCGTGAATCCCCAGCTGTTCGTGATTACGGCGAACTCCGGCTTCTTTGAGTCGGTGCGTGGCTCTTCTCGTATCATCAAGGGCGTTCTGTCCGAGCAAGACATCATCGCCGCCCCTCTGGCCCCGGCGGGTACTCGTTCGGGTCTTGCCCGTATCATCGGCGGGAAGATGATGGCTCTGGCGAACCGTATGGGTATGGCGGGTAGCGGCAGCGGTGCATCTAAGCCCGCCGAGAAGCGGGAGGAGGCGGGTCGCCCGATGGCGGGAGCCGGCAAAAGCCTCTCCGCCCGGCTAATGTGAATTGTCTAACTTTTTTTTCGCTATGATAAGTATAAATGGCATCGCTTGAGAGTTTGAAGAACCCCGTGACTCGTCTTGGTGTTCTCGGTACTGCTGGTTCTCAGTCGGCGTCTTTTCGCCGTAATGAGGTGAATAACTCCAATATTTGGGATGCCACTAAGCAGTATTACCTCAACGATATTGCGTTTTCCGCTATTGACGGCGGTGCGTATGTGATGGACGGTGGTGCGACGCTATTGGGTGCGGCCCCCCTTACGGCCATTCTGGGCGGTGATGACCCGTCGGTTGATTGGGTGAGTAGTGCGTCTCCCGTGTGGGTCCCTCTGGCTCCTAACGGTCCCCGTGTGGTGGAACCGGCTGGGGCACAGAGTGCGACGGTGGTGGCTGGTGGTGCAATCACATTTACCAACTGCGACCTCGTAGAAGCAGACGTGGGTCAGACTCAAGTCCTCGGCGATGCGAACTATATGGCCCACGTACAGTTTACGCTCGTGCTCACACCCGTTGCCCCCGCAACGGCTATCGTTGCCGCTGACTTTGCGAATCTCACACTCACCCCTACGGGCGGCACGCTTGCTTCGGCTCGCTCTGTGACCGTTCAGCCCGTGCTGGGAACGGGTGCTCAGACCAACAACTTTTCGGCGTCTGTGTATGTGCCTCTGGCGATTGATGGTACCACGGAGTCCATCGTGCTAACCGGTGCGATGAACTCCACCTCTACTGCGACGGGTGCCATAACCAACTTGAGCGTGTCTTATGTGCCTCTCGTGCCTTAAACAATAGGATTCCTATTTTAACTTCACTAAGCAGATATGAGTGTATCCGGCCTCTCTACCCCTTTTCAACGCCTAGCAGCGTTGCCTCAAACGATGAATTGGAGGGGAGTATGGTCTGTCACCGAAAATTATCTGCTTAATGATGTTGTGGAAGATACAACAAATAATTCTACGTATATATTGACGGGAATTATATCTATCGTAGGCGGCCCGAATCCGGTACTATCGCCGAATTGGTCCGAGCTGAGCGGGACTTCTGTTGGAGTTGCGGGTGTAACAGCCGGTCCCGGTATTTTTATAGACAATAGCACTCCATCCCAGCCCCAAATTAGCAATACTGGCGTACTGCAAGTACAAGGCGGCGTCGGCGTGGTTGTAGATAATACTGACCCCCAGAAGCCTATTATAGATAGCACGGCGATACAGCAACTGGCTCCGGGCCCCGGTATCTCCATAAATAGTGCAAACCCTCTTATCCCCGTTATAGGTAATAATGGCGTAAGGCAAATCATCGTAAATCCCGGAACCGGTCTGTTAAGCACTGGTGGTTCAACCCCAACGCTTGTTAATACGGGCGTTATAACCGTAGGGGCCGGTGTAGGCATTCAAACGACACAGCTAGGAGGGGCAGTGCAAATAACAAATACGGGAGTGGCAACGCTTACGCAAGGAACGGGTATTTCCATTACTGGCCCCTCTATCACTCCCACAATTGCCAATGCGGGGGTAATTACAATTGCCTCGGGTGATAGTACAATTACCGTAGATAATACAGACCCGCAGAACCCGATTGTAACTGGTAATACAAACACCATTACCCAAGCCTACGCCTCCACTACATTTGTTGGTTCCTTAGTGATTAATCCAGCAACTGGCGGGGTATTTAGCTTCGTTCCAACTGTAGGGAGTATATTTGCCGACTATTTCTTGAATGGCCCCCCAGAGGCCACGGGTATTTTTATGCTTGATTTAACAAGCATTTCGTTCAATCTTGCTGGAGGTCCACCCGGCACGGTGATAGGAGCGGGGAATACACTGGATTTAGCTCTCGTGGATAGTACCGGAAATGCGTATGTGTCGTCAGTTTATCTAAATAACATCTATATCCCTATTGGAACAGCAGTCCCCGTATCGGGCAACTTCGGCCAATTCTATATTGATATTACAGCAGCCCGGGCGGCTGGGGTGACTGCACCGACGGGAATCCGAGTTATCAACAATACGATTGTTATCCTAGCCCTAAGCACATACGGTAATGGTTACGCCCAGTATTTTCCCTTGGGCTTACAGTAGAGATGTCGCAAGATATACAAAATGAATTAGACACTCCTTTACAGCGGCTAGCGATACTCCCAGAAATGATGAGTTGGCTTGGTGAATGGAATGCAAACGACGAATACTATCTAAATAATGTCGTAACTGACCCGATAACTACCGGCTCGTATATCTATACCGGATTTTCTTCAGCTATTAGAGGAGGCTTACCGCCTTCGCAAGTTATCGGGCCTTCTATCTGGACTGCTGTTGGCTCAGTAGTAGCTTCTGGAGTACAGCAACTCAAAGAAGGGGATGGAATTCTAGTGGATGGCTCCGATACTGTGCCTACTGTTTCCAATACTGGTGTTTTAACAGTAACAGCAGAAGGAGGGCTGGGTAATATAGGAACTGCACAATTCCCCATTCTAGTCCTTGCCAATTCCGTCACGCAAGTACAGCCCGGGCTGGGGATTGCTGTAGATAATACCAACCCAAACCAGCCACAAATCAACAATACGGGTATATTAAATATATTGGGTGATGGTATTTCTGTAACGGGCCAGAATAATTTGACGCTAGCAAACTCGGGTGTCATATCCATAGGTGTTGCACCCGGAACAGCTTTAACAATAACTAGCCCCGGCCAGAATCCCGTCGTTAATAATACGGGATTAGTCAGCATCACCGATGGCGTAGGCATAGCAAAAGTGCTGGGCCGGCCGGCGAATGAACCACAATTGAATAATACGGGGGTTATTACCATAGTCCCTCGTAATATAGAAGTAGCCGGTGGCTTTCCCGGGCCCGGCGATAAGGAATTGAAATTGATAAATTCAGTCAAGACGCTTGTATTTAACAGCCAGAATTTGGTAATGACACCGACTACTTTGGTAAATGATGGGGACCAAGCCCTTATCCCTATAACCCAGAGCGTAGGTACATTTTGGGAGGATGTGATGGAGAATGGGCCGCCATCTTATACAAATCCCCAAGGTAGTACTTTTATCTTAGATTTCGCCTTGAAATTTACGGGAACCGCCTCCGCTGCGGGTATTAGTTTAGCTATGTGGCTACAAGATAACACAAGTAGCCCCCTAGTATTTGAAGTGGGTCCATTCATTTTGAGATATGGAGCAATTGGCGTAAGCTCTCAAGTACCAAATAGAATTTATCTATTCTCTTCTGTTGCTGTTAAGGTAGAACAAGCCAGAGCTAGCGGGTTTCGCAAATTGACTGGATTGCGTATTCGTAAAATTAAATTTGGTTCGTCTGCTCTAGATACTATCCGCCTAGCCTCCTCGGGCCCTTGTTCTGCAACTTGGTTCAATCAGACGGTGCCTTCTTGAGTTTGACTTCAAATTCTACACTATTGCTGATTATATTACTCAGATTTTTCTCCAGACTTTCAATATATTTGCGGTTTTCGCTGAGGCCCTTAGCCTCGTTCCAGTCCCGTAGACTTTCAAAATAGTTCTCGTACTCCCGAATGTTATGAGATACCTTCTTAAGATTTTTCACAACAGATAGTAGCCAAGGTAAAGGCACGTTAATTTCTATTTTGTCCATCTCTACTAGATGGCGATACATTTATCCTATATGCAACAGATGGCGGCGGCGGCCTACGATAAAAATCCTCCAAGAGAAGTAGGTGGATTCAAGTTACTAGCAGATACCCCGACACTGAAATTCTATTCCGCCGGTAAAATAATCGTCGTTGCTGTGAGGGGTACAGATGATACGAGGGATGTAGCTGCGTGGCATTTAGTGGCCTTTGGTCAATTAGACAACTCGCCTCGGTTCCAAGAGGATTTGCAAGCCCTTATGGAATTCCAGAAGAATTACCCTACGAGCCAATACAGCTATATTGGCGTGGGGCATTCCTTGGGCGGTGCTATAATTGATAGGTTTCTGCGTATGGGCCTTCTCAGTAGTGCCTTGTCTTATAATGCGGCACCGGAGCCTCAAGAATTAAAGGGCAATCCACTCCATCGCCGGATATACCACGAGGACGACCCTTTATACAAACTAGCCGGGAGGTTTATTCCGGGTATTGAAGTACGGAAATCACGGGACCCATTCTGGGTGAAGTATTTACGCAAGTTTGTCCCATTAGGTATTGCGGATGCATATAACGCAATCGTAAAACATAAGCTGCCTACTTTCCAAGGTGGGGTGATGCCGCCCCAATACACACAAGGGCTTACTCCAGCACAAAAGAAGAAGCAAGTATCATTTATAGAAGAATCAAAAAAGGCCTATCAAACAACCGGAATGGTTGAGGATAGGCCAAAGGTATCTGACAAGCCCACGAGGCGTAGTAAGCACGTGGTACTATTTGAGAAGAAGTATGGCTTCTCTATAACGGATAGGGGTAAGCTAAAGAAGACCTTTCCAGACACCGACATAGATAAGATACTATCAAAGGGGGTTGGGGCTTATGGTTCATCTGGTTCCCGTCCTAATGTCTCAGCCGCTATGTGGGCCTATGCTCGTCTGGCTAGTGTCTTGACTGGTGGGCCGTCTCTTCGTATTGATAAAGACTTGGTCGGCCCCCAAAGTATGCAGACAATCCAAGGCGGGACTTCATAATGGGTATAACGAGGAGTTATTTACACGGGAAACAACTAAAAAGCTCTTACTATTAGATATTTACACGGTAAATATCTCAAAGTAAATAGATTTTATTCCAAAAAGATATTTAAACGGGAATAAAACCGGTTTTATTCCCGTTTAAATATGTAAAAGTAATTATTTTTCTTTACTATTAGATATTTACTCGGTAAATATCTAAAAATAAGGGGTAATTAGTTATTTACTGGGGAAATATGTGACATATTATAGGCTTCCGTCAAATCACTTTGGAGTGAGTATGCATATTCGGCCGCTTCCGTATAAGTTCTAAAAGTCTTATACATATATCTTGTCTTGGACCCGCATTTACCAGCACGGATGCGTACCCAATAAGGACACATTCTATATTCAAAATCCCTAGGCATATATATACTAATTACTTTTCCATTTACCCATACCATTCCAACTATGAATAACTATAGGGGGTCCTTTACGCCCCAAACTCATCATCGGTCTTCCGCTTCAATCCGAAATAGACTTGGCCGACTGCAGTTCGCTTATTCTTGATATTGTTGAATGACATAAGGCTTTTAAATTTAGCATCGGCCATATCCTTTGTACCGGTAGCTTCTATGAAGGCCCGCTTTAGTTCCGAGGCCCCGACCTTGTCCTTGTCGTTGTTCGTGATATCATAGTTCTCGGTTAGCCACGCCTTGACCGGGTTATTGCCGTCAAGGTAATCGCCCGTCGCATCCGTGACGGAGTTAGGGCGAGGCAAGTCCTTCAAGTCCTTAACGGTCTTATATACTTCCGTAAGCATTAGGAAGAACTCATCACGCCACTCGGGCGACTTGCACCACTTGTCCCTCACATCGGGGTCGCCTAGGCGATAGTACGACTGGCCCCCCAGTAGTTTCGCCGATACGAACTTGAAGGGGAACTCTATGATAGACATACGACGCTGGATACCACCATCAAGGCGATTGAGTTCCGGAATGGCGTTGGCTTGGATGATGACCTTGAACGGTGGGACATACCGAACAATATTTTTAGAATTGAGGGTACGGGCCTCAACGATATCATTACCGCTAATCTTCTTCAATAGACCGCCTTGTAGCTTCTCATCTGACTCGGGCTCCGTTGTCATCATAATACGCTTTGACTTGCCAATCACAAGGGCCGGGATGGGCTGGTCCTTGCGTTCCAAAGGCTTTGTGAATAGGGTATTATCTACCGAGTAGTAATAATCGCCCCACGTGTTGCGTAGTAGTTCATCCACGGCACCCTTGCCATTTGCACCGGACCCGGTGAAGACGTAGAACTCTTGAAAGCGGTTCTCGCCCAATAGGCAAGTAGAAAGGACTTGTAATACATAAGCCTCCGTGTCATCATTCTCAAACATACTCGTAATGAACTTCTTGATACCCGCCCGGGCCGTGGGGTTGCTTTGTCTCGGGTACGGGTAGCCAGTCGTCGTGCTAATGTAGTCTTGGGGCGTAATCATACGGAACCCGCCCTTTTGTAAGTCGTAGACACCATCGGCAAAGGCGAATAACTGGCGATTACCGTCAATCAAATCAGATAAGTTCTCCACTTCATAGAATGAAGGCAAGAAGGAAATTACACCGTTGCAGAAGTCGCTGGACCCGAACATCTTGTAGGCCGCATTTATCTTGGCTAGCTTGTCGTTGTGTTCCTTGGTGAGTGCCTTCTGGCCGTCACGGTCATTCATTCCAAGCTTCATAGACTTCTTCTGGTACAAGGCCAACTCGGCCCGCTTGGTATCCATCGCCAATTCTTGGAGTGTATCGGCGATGTGACGCTTCAAGCCGCTTGGGTTGGCTTTCTCACTATGCTTCCAGATATTGGACTTCTCAAGGCAATACCAGCCCATCATCTCCTCCCATACATAAGCGTCGGGGTGGATATTGTAAAAGTATTTGGCGATGTCCTTGTGGTTGATAAGGGCGATGATATTCCAGAAGTCTTGACGGGTCTCCATAAGGCCCCAGAAGGCGTTGGGGTTGCTATCTTTTAGCATCTTCCAAAGGGAGGCCGCCGACACCTTGCGGCCCGTCGCCTTGTTGAATGAGGACCACTTGGCCTCGCAACCACCAGCCTCAAATTTCTTGGACCGCTTTGATACTGCAACCCAGTCATCGCACGAGTACCCCTCGTTGTGGAACACCATCCCGATTTTGACCCAGTCGGCGTAGTTGTCAAGGAACTTGATGGGGAGTGCATCCACAACGGCGACGAGGTTCCTATCATCCTCGTTGCGGGGCTCGGTGGTCGTGGTCTCTACGGATGTCTCCTCAATCTCCTTTGTGTCCTCCATCTCCTCGTCGCTAGACTCCACCTCGTCTTGTACTACATAACGAGGGTCCAGCTTTGCGAGATAGTCAAGGACGGCCTCGGGGATTTCCATAAGCTCCTCGCCTTCCTCGGGAGTTTTCATCCACTTATACTGGGCGACAATCTTGCCGTCGGGCGTGGCGGCCTTGCTGGGTTCAACAAAGATACATCCGCCGTCGTTGCGAGTATCTATTCCCGTTTCCTCGGTCCCCGTCGTCTGGTTGATGGAAGCGTTGAAGGCGAAAACATAATGATAACCCTTATTCGTCTTCTGGACCATATTACAATCGGCCATTAGGGTCATCAAGGCCTTTGCACACTCAAGCTCGGGCTTGTCAATATCAATCGCCGTCATCCCCACATCGTGACCGGTACGCATCGCAAAGCCCGAGGCCTTCTTGTTGTAATTGTGCTTTTGTATGGTTTGCCATTTTGCCGGGAACTGGAAAGCCTTCTTCCATTCGCCCTTCTTGTTTTGGGTGGCCGTCATATGACCGGAAACAATCACACAACCAAGGCGTTCGTATAAGTCGTGAGGGGCGGACATTCTATCTACATTAGAAGGGCGGCTCATCTTTAGGCGGTTCTACCCAGTTGGTAGAAAAAAAAAATGAACGCCGGAGGATATATCCGCCGGAGTTCATTTTTTAGGGGGGCGGGATTAATAGAACACCCCGTTTCTGAATTTGGTTTTCTGCTTGGCTTCTGCCGGAAGATTGCCCAGCAGACGTTCTCTTTGTATCCTACTTCTATGATACTGGTCATCTAGACTTTTCCTCAATTTAAGAGTCATTTCTCCAGTCTCTATGTTTAAGTTGTAGAGTTTGCGGTTCGCTTCCATTTCTTTAGTAATTGCATCAATCTCTTCCAGTTTGGCGTGTTCCATCTTTTCTATATGGTTATAGTGGTCCATCTTTAGGTGGTTCTACCCAGTTGGTAGAAAATAATTTGGCCGGCCAAGTTTGCCGGGGGGCCGGAGAGTTAGGCCGGGTTTGGCTGACCGGGAAGAACCACGGGGTCGCTGGGGGCCTCCCTCTGGGCTGCATTCCGCTCCGCCTTCTTACGCTGGTAGTACTGGGCAGCGTAGGCTTTCTTTGCATCAGCATTACGCTCGTAGTAGCGGTGCTGTGCTACCCGATGGCGTTCCTTCATAGTCGTATAAGCGGCGAGGATGTTAGCTATTTCTGCCGGGGTGTAAGCAATCTCCATCTTTATACTTATTATGTAGAATATCTTTAGGTTAGGAATGTAGGGTAGTGTAGGGTGTGTAGGGTAAATCGCAACTTTGGTCCCTCGGGAGAGTTAATTTTTGGCCAGCCGACAAAAGTTACGATTTACCCTACACACCCTACACACCCCCTACATCTTCCTTCTCAATTGTAATAACTTCATCAAATAGCTTCTTTGCCATTTCCTTCAGCTCCTTTGATGACTTGCTTCCATTCTTGCTAATGAGGTCCAGTAGCGGGACCCAGAACTCCTTCTCCACCAAATCTGCAAACTCCATAACAATCTTCAGCTGCTCCTCTGTCAGTCCTTCACACTCCATTCTATAATAGTTCTAGATAATATATAGAATGTCGGACGAAGATAAGCGGGATATTACCTACAATACGGCCCTAGAGAGTTTGATTGCTGCTGAGGCTGAGCGGTGTGCGGGGCTGTCAATAATGCACACAAAGGCTGAAGCCTATTTCTCCATTCGGAACACGATGGTAGCCCTCCCAACAATCGTGTTAAGTACGCTCGTAGGCTTCTTGTCCGGCTCCTCGTCCTCCATATTCACAGAAGCCACTATCGCCTCCTTGGGTATTGGCGGGGTTTCTCTATTCACGGGAGTTCTCAGCACAATTGGAACCTTCTTCTCATTTGCGAAACGGGCAGAAGGTCACAGAATAGCCGGTATTCAATACAGCAAGATAGCCCGGAGTTTGACAATAGAATTGACTCTACCACGGGCCGAACGTGTATCCGCTTCTGATTTGCTGAAGATGACACGGGACGCAATAGAAAGGCAACTGGAAACCTCGCCTCCCGTACCCGATAGCATAATTGCGGAGTTCAAAGCAAAATTCAAAGAAAATACCGATGTTGCAATTCCAGATATAGCAAACGGAGTCCATAAAGTCGTGGTAAATAGCAAGGTTGTAAATAGCCCACCGCCAACAGTAAGGCCCGAGGATGTGACTTTGATTGTAGAAACAGCGGGCGGAAGATAAAATCCCATTATATTAGAATGCTTCATCTTTTCATCGGGTATTATATTGGTGCAAAGATAGGACACGAAATCTTCCGTTATAAAAACCCAGATTCCACATATAAGCCCCCGCCCTTTTGGAGTTGGGAATTATAAAAAATCCCACTATTATAGAATGCCTTGGAAATTGCGTAAAGCCCCTAACCGTGACTTGTATTGGGTTGTAGACACCAACGGAAGGAAGTACAGTAAGGACCCTATACCTCTAGAAAGAGCAGAGGCACAAATGAGGGCGTTGTATATGCACGGAGGAGCCGTTGCTACGCCCAAATTGCTTCGGGTAGAACGCTCGCCAAATCCTAAAAAGAAATGGAGGGCCTTCTTTGATAATGGAAAACATACGGACTTCGGGGCAAATTCTCCACCGATGGAAGACTATACACAGCATCACGACGAGGAACGACGGGAGCGTTATATTAAACGCCATATGAAGGACTTGAGAACGGGCGACCCAACACGGGCCGGCTACTTGAGTATGTTTTTATTATGGGGGCCATATACAAGTCTAAAAAAGAATATCGCCTTTTACAAAAAGAAATTTAATAGCTAGGCACTACTGCACGAATTCTTCTGATGAGTGTTTCCCAAACACTATCCATATCCGTCCCCGCTCTAGGATTGTAGGCTTTCATTCCAGCATCGGCCGGAACAGAAGCCAGAAAGGCTTGGACCCGCCCCACAGAAGACAATTTCTGCTTCAGCACGGCCCTAGTTGGGTAAGCAGACAGCCAAGCGGGTAGGGCAGAGGAGCCTACAGCACTCGTAGAAGTGACAGAAGGAGGGCCAGAAGGAGGAGGAGGGCCATAAAGGGGGGCGGGAGGCTGTGGGCCGGCTGGAGGGTACCGACGGGCGGGAACGATAGGAGCGGGGCCATATTCACCGCCATTTCTAGCGATATAATCGGCAAAAAAGGGCAAACTCGTCTGTCCCATAGCAGCCGCCACTTGGGCCTTTGTGAATCCACGCTCTTCCATCGCACTTGCAACATTGCTTACAAAGTTGCTAGGGTCCGGATAGAGTTTTGTCACCAGCTCTCCAAAATCGCCACTCTGTAATTTCTCCACATCCTCGGGGGCGGTGGCAAGAAGGCGGAGGTCATTACGCATCATAGTTGAGAGAGCCTCCACCAGACTTCCAACATCGGGTGCGGGTACTTGAGCAGCCGGGTCAAATCCAGCCATTCCCAGAGGGGCCACGACACCGGGTATATCAGCCGCCGCCTCTTCTCCGAAATATCCGGGCATTTCTCCGTCACGCTGGGGGCGACCACGGCGGCCCCATTTGTCACGATTCTCGTCCAGACCCTCACCGGCAAAGGGAGCACGAGGAATTCCACGCTGTTCGCCATCCTCACGGTTTTCTCTGGGAGCCTCAAACATCCCATCATCGTCGCCATCGTCAAAGTCCTCAATCGTCCCAGCAATCCGGCTGTCTGCATCACCCAGAGCTTGGATGAGGGATTTGCGTCTCAGCAGCTGGTCTAATTTGAGGTTCTTCACTAAACTCTTTGAAAGGGCCTTCTTCTCTCCTTCTGACCGCTCCATATTGGCGAACATTACACGGGTGTAATCACGGGTCTTATCCGCAAGTACCCGCAGAGTTTCTCCATAAATTACCCGATTGTCCGCTGAACCAGCATCCTCGGAATTCAGATTACGCTCTATGTCATCCAGCCCCTCTATGATGTCTTGGAAATCCTCCTCAGATGCAACGGGACCGAGGTTGAGTAACTTGCCAACAAAATCCTTAGCAGCATCAAAGGTAAAGCGGTTGTAGTCACCCGCCTCCACAGCGTCCATAAATTCCCGCAATAGGAAGAAAAACTCCACCTTGTTCGGGCTGCCCTCGGTCTCGTTATTGCGGGTATTGACACCTTGGCCCATAGGCACAGCGAAGCCTTGGGCAACCGCATTGATGCGATTGAGCTGTTCTATGCGGTCGGCCAACTGCCCCTTGTAGAAATCGTAGCCTTGGGCCGTCTTTAGAACGCCACCCGTCATAGAGCCGGCCCCCATCATAGGGGGCATTCCCATCATAACATCCGTACCTTCTATGACACGGAAAGGGGCCTCGGCACCGTTGTCCCGACGGGTGCTTACCAGAGCCTCGGCACCGTAAGAAGGGTTTGCATAGCGACGCTGACCCAGCACCGGCTTCGGTACGTGGTAATTGTGGGGACCGGTCATCATCAGACGCTCTGCCGTAGCGTTTGCTTGGAGGCCGTTCATAACACTCTGGTTTGACTCCAGCCGCTTCTGCTCGTGGTATTTGCTCTGAAAGTCTTGGCCCACGAATAGGTCTATCGGCGTTCCTAGGTCGCTTGGGAAGTAATTGAAACCCGCATCAAAAGCCTTCTGGAAATTCAGCGGGAAAGTCAGTTGCACTCCAATATCACCGCCGGGCTTCTTGGTTGCTACGGCGGACATTATAATAGAGAAACACAAAATTATTTTCCGATGTAACATACATCAGAAAATAGCTTGTTTGGAGGCCTCAATAATACCGGAGGCCACCAAATTTCACTTGCGGAGCCTTGCCCTTTCTAGCCGCTACTGTCATATATGCAGAAGGGGCCGCAATTTTGGCTTGTTTCGCCATAGCCTCGGCCCGGAGCCGGGCTATCTCGGCGTTTTGCTGTATGAGTACTTGGGCCGAATTGGCTTGTATTGCCCTCTGCTGTTCTGCCTCGGCAGCAGCGGCGGCGGCCTTCTGGTTGGCTAAGGCGTGTAGCGACTGTAAGTTCTGTGTCCTTGTGGCTGCAGAGGCCGCCGTCACTGCTTTAATTTTCTCCAGATAGCCTTTTAGATTTGTTGCTCCTTGCTGGGCCGCTTGAAGTCTGGCTGCATTCTGGGCGGCTGTTGTTTGCTGCCTTGCTAGGAGCCGAGCCGCTTCGCCTTTTCTGCTCTGCTCGTTGCGTAATAGAAGTGCCCGAGCCTCATTTTCTCGGCCACGTCTGAACTCTTCTTCTTGTTGCTTTATTTCCTTCGGGATTTCACTAGTGCGTAACCGCTCTAACGCCCTATTTCTATTTTGCTCAAATAATCTAGCTTGTCTTTCTGCCGGTGTTGTGTAATGGTCTAGATACGATACAAAATTAGGGTTTGGGTCTGGAAGGTTATCACGAGAGGGGGGCGTGAGACCAACTTGGTCTAGGCCAGTAACAAATAAGAATGCTTGCCCGACCCCGCTGTCAAAGAATTTATTGACATCATCCCAGCCACCGCCCACCATTTTCGCAAGGCTTCTAGATGCTCTGGAAGGCTTGTGATTTTCGCTAATAATTTTATCCCAGTCTACCTTCATCTACATAGCGTTAAGCATTTTTAAAATTGTGCTTTCTGCTTTGCCGCCGCCCCTACGACGGCGTAGCATAGCCTCGGCCGTTTTTTGCATAGTTGGCGGGGGAGGCTTTGCCGGTGCGGGCATTTTAGGGATGGGGACATTAGGTTTGGGCCGCACGGGCGGAAGGGGTCTAACTGGTTCGGGCATTTTAGGGGGAGGCCGCACGCCGAATATTGGCCGCAAGGGCGGCCGTACGGGTGCGGGAATTTTTACCGGTGGGGGCTGAGTTGGGAACGGCGATGGGGGCGGCGGTGCTGGTCCCGGGCGTCTTAACTCCGCCGCCTCTGCCGCTGCTATCGCCTCCATCCTTTTCCTCAACATCTCTTCTCCCGCTACTCTTTGCCGAGCCTCCTCCTCGGCCCTTAGCCTAGCCGCCTCCGCCGCCGCAGCCATCCTTTTCCTTTGCTCTTTCAATTCACTATCCTCTTCCAATCTAGGGTCCGGACTCCCGGGGGTAGAAGCAACTACATTACCGTTACTATCTCTATAAATAACTGCTCCATTACTGAGCTGGTCAACTATCCACGGTTCTACGTATTCTCTCCCTTCGCTGTCAATCTTGATTGGGGGAGGAGGAGGTGTTGTTGGTAGACGAGGCATTGCCTCAGCCACCTCTTGTAAAATACCAACACGATTTGGAACATCTGTTGTAATCTCTTCAAATAGCCGCACCTTAAATGCCTCAAATGAAATTGGCATTACGTAAGGAGCTCTCTTATGACTCTTATCACGCATAATCACATACATTTCATACAATTTTTTAAAGGGGAATGCTCTATGTAAGAGGCTATCTTGTTCTGGTGTAAGTCTTTGTTCTCTATAAATATCGGGCAATTGTATTGACCTCCCTCCACGACGCCGACCTCTGCCCGGTTTTGATACGGCTGGCGGGGGCGGGGGCGGTGCAACTACGGGAGGCGGAGCAACTACGGGAGGCGGTACATATACGGGCGGGGCGACAGTTGCCCCCGGACCGTTCAGTATATCCAAAATACTAGGGCCAGATTGGGAACCCATCAAAAGCTGTTGGTCTTCCAGAAATTTCCTTGTAGCCTCTTCCATCGCATCTGCAGCCGCATTCTGTCTGTCTATGGCGTCTTGTGCTGCCTTATTTAGTCTATCAGCTTCCTTGTCCGCCGCCGCTTGGTCTATTTTGAATTGTGCCTCCAACGCAGCCGCCTCGGCTTTGGCCTTCGCCATTTCTGCCGCCGTAGCAGCATCCATCGCCTCATTCTGGAGTTCCCGGTTTCTTGTACTATAAACATCGTATACTGGGGCTCCGATACTCGCACCAACACCCAACGCCGTAAGGGGATTTCTATATACATATCCGGGAGCGGAGCGGACTGCCGCCAAGGCACGACCGGGGGCGGCCCTAGCAGCGGCGGCGGCTCTAGCGGCGGCGGCTTTAGTGGCAGCGGCGGCTCTAGCGGCGGCTTTAGCAGCGGCAGAGCCCACACCTCGCACTACGCTTCCGACAACACCAACAAATCCGCCTTCCATATCATCACAACACTTACATTTCACCCTACGACAGCTCGGGCATTTTGGGTTGCGTTGGCGGGGCATCTTGTTCTATATTCTCTATACAAAATTCTACGACGATTGTGTTAGCAAGATTGGATTTATATACGCTAACGAGATTCGTTTTTATTTCTTCTTCCATATACATCGGTATTTCGTACCGAATTGTGTTCCCTTTGCTTATTACATTTATGTTCCGTGTATGCGACCACATAGTCGGAACATAAAAGGTGCGTTTGCATATTCTGGCGTACATCTACTAATACAGCCCATTTTCCTTTACATATTTGGACGCAGCCGGAAGACTGAGACCCTTTTCACGCATTATCCTTTTAACAATCGCCGCACGAGGATTGGAACGACGGGGCCGCCGCCCCGCACCCATCATCTGGGCGGCGTAGTACTGGTCGGCGAGATTGCCGGTGGCTACGCCTTCGCCAGTTGCACGGCGACCACGGGGGCCACGAGGACCACGGGTGCCATTATCGCCGGGACCACCGGGGCCATCGGGGTCATCATCGCCGGGAGGCGGGGGAGGCGGGGGAGGCGTATCGGGGGGAGGGTAATAGTAGCCGGGGTCCCCGTCCCCGTCAATCTCGCCGAAATAGATAGCCAGAGCAAGTGCCGGAATGCCGAGAGCCAGAGCCGCCGCAACACGAGCCGGAGTAATTCCCATACGGGCGAGTTTGGCCGCCACGGTCTGATTTGTTTCACCAGCAGCTCGGGCCGCCGCAACACGAGCAGCCGCCTCGGCGGGGCTGTAAGGCTTCATAACTCCCGGAGTGCGTGTTGCCAGAGTCGTAGAAGGACGTCCAAATATACGGTTTAACGCATAATTACGGAAAGCAGAATTGGATGCAAACGCCGCTTGGCCCGGATTGTACGGAACAATTGCGGAAGACGAAGGCGGACGAACACGTGGGGGGCGAAGGCGTGCTGCCGCCGCCGCCGCAGCCCTCCTCGCCGCAGCCGCAGCCGCCGATGCCGCATCACCAACAGCCCCGAAGATATTGGGAATACGCCCACCCTCCATATCCTCATCAGACGAGGATTCCTCGCACATACATCTCTTGCGACGGCAGTCGGGGCATTTGTGAGACGCACCACCCCGGAACTGGCTGAGTCCCATAGAAGGCGTCGCACCAGCACCGACCATTCCAGCACCGTAGAATTGACCACCGTGCATCTGCTGGCGATGCATCTGTTCTTCCATTGCCCTCATATCCGCTAACTGTGCTCGTGCTGCTCTGGCCATTATATTAGAGGCTACGAAAAAATATTGGCGGGAATAAGATGGAAGACCGAAAGTATTATTGGGAAGATGTTTGTGAATTACAGCGGGGGGCGATGATAGGCGGCTCACGGGCGGCGGGGTACATCAAAAAATTAATTGCGATGTATAAGGACGGGCTAGAAGTTTTTGATATTAAAAAGATGAAATGGGCTTCCGACAATCTCAAGGCGTTCGGGATATCTATGGAGGAGGATGAAGCACCAGCAGCAGCACCGAAGAGGGCCGAGGAGCCGAAGAAGGCCGAGGAGCCAAAAGAACACCCAGCAATTACAGCATATAACGAAGCCCTAAAAGAAAGTATCCGTAATAGTTCCGGTATGAGTTTGGCTAGAATGGATTTTAGTTTAACAAAGGCAGAAAATGAAGAAATGAAACAACTGGAGATGCAGATGAAGGAGAAAGCCAAATCTGTAAAGACGCAAGATGAGATTCGGGCATTTAATAAAGAACAGAAAAGGATATTAGACAAATTCAAAGACAAAGTAAAGAAACGGCACCGTGACGAAGAAATGAATTTGTATCTTCTGAAAAAAGCCTCAGACGAAGCCAAGGGAATTAAGCCGAAACCGATAGAAGTAAGTAAGGGTTTATCATTTAGTTTTGGAACCGGAGACAGTACGGATATTTTATCGGGATTTTATAACCGGAGCAAACCGGCCCCGTCGTCCGCCAAAATGGCAGAAATGGAAAAGGAGGCAAAGAGGGCCGTGGATTTTATAGATAAACCCGATTGGAGAAAAGATGCGGGATATGAGGACCCCGTAATAAATAAATATGGAGTAATACAAAACCCCGGTAATGTAAATACGCAACTACCGAGTGATTATAAACCAGACGATGGTTGGGATTGGTTGGCTTCCAAATACGGCAAGTTATACGACACAGCCGTAGAAAAAACCAAGGAAGTAGTACGTAAGGGAAGGCCAGAATGGAGCGATAAGGATTATAAGAAGTTTATAATGCTCCCCTTTGAGAATGCAACACAGATGAAGGAGTTCTTCCGTGATGTGCTACTTGCCGACCCGATTTTATACAATTATCTATACTTGAACGCACACAGCACAAAGGCCCCAGCCACGACAAATGCATTAAGGGAGTTCAAAAAATGGATAGGGGAATAATCAACCAATTACAACCCGTACTAAATCGCCAGATGGAATGAAAACGCAATCTTGGGGGCGGTTGTGGAAGTCGGGGCGGTCACCCCGGCTATATTCCGTGCATTCATATTGGCTGAATTTCTCCTCATCGTATTTGATGCCGTACAATCCATCCACATAGTCAAAGAAGAACCAGTAAGTATTCTTCGGGTTCCTCTGTGCCTCATTCACCTTATTCGCCCCAATAATGGCCGTAGGATATGCATCGTGCCGGATGCGGCGAGTTTTGACTTCGCTAAAAATCATCTTGGTTTCGTTGTTGTTGTCATAATCAAACAGAGCCATACCGCCACGCCGAATGAGAGGTGTACCCAAAAACTTCTCCAGCTTCTGCTTCACGGGGACTTCGTTGGCGGTTCCGAATTGAAAGTCAGCGGCAAAGGTGGCGGCCATTTCTAGCATCGCCGGAGATTTTTATTTTTGGGAAAAATCACGCACTAGCGGATTTTTACCGGTTTTAAAATAATTTCCTAAACTAGAACAGAATGGACCCGTCTCAGCCCGTACAGCTTCCGGCACCGCCCAAGAAGACCCGGAGACCCCGGAAGAAGAAGGTAGAGAGTCCCAAATTCAAAATAGAACACGGGACTTTCTTTGTGACCTTCAAATGATTACTTGACGACATAGGTGTTCTGCTGCTCGGCCACGCTGTGTCCCATCGCCTCTGCATCCTCCGCCATATCCTCCTTTAGGGCCGAGTACTTGTCAGAGAGGAAGATGTGCCGCAACATAGACGACCCAATCTTCTTTCCGAATATCTTATTAAGAATGCGGGTGATTCCATTCAGAGCCGTAATGGGAACACCGCCGGAGCTGACAAGAAACGGCACCGCCGCCTTGCCTTTGCTCTCCCGCCAGAGAGGGTGGTGCTTTAGATAGGATACGAGAATGTTTAGCAAGTCGTCTGGTATGGCGATTTTCTGGACTCCATACTTCTTGGCCGTCTTGTACTTGTTGAAAATGAATTGGTTGCTCGTCAAATCTAAGTAGTTGTGGTCTGCTGACATATTATCGGACCACTTCTTGACAACCAGCATATTCAAATAGTCTTGATTACGCCGGGGCTGTATCTTGGTGTATAAGCTCAGCACGACGCTCTGGAGGATTTTCTCAGCCTCCGGGGCCGTCAAATGCTTCTTGTTCATAATCTCGGCGGCACTCTTATTCAGTTCCTCCTCCGTCTTCTGCACATCCGCCCACGATGACCAATTCTTCTTCTGCTTCTCGGACTTCTCACCAGCCCGGGCAGATTCCGCCTCCTTGACTTCCTTAGATTTAGACATCATCAAATCGTAATAGTGCTTGTAAATGGCCTTGTAAGTCGCCTTATCCTTGTAAAGGCTCAGCACACTAACAATTGAGGCGAGGATTCCCTTCTTAGTACTGTCTGCT